CATTGAGAACATAAAACGCAATAATGGCTTGGCAATCGTGATAAATGAAGATAATATAGAGTCACTATTGGCTCTAGTAAAGGAGATACAATGACAAGATTAAGAACCGTTCTTAATAGATATAAAGGTAAAGCAGTAAAGATAGTAAAAGATAATGTGAATCACCCGTCGCATTACACACAAGGCGCGATCGAATGTATCGACGCTATCAAAGAAGCCACCAAAGGACTATTTGGAATCGAGGCGGTATGCACCGCTAACATTATTAAATATGTTTGGCGTTGGAAATTTAAAAACGGCGTTGAAGATTTAAACAAAGCAAAGTGGTATCTCAATCGCCTCATCGAAGAAGCCACCAAAAACCAAAAATAATATAATCCCTTAAGAAAGGAGAATGCTATGTTAAGTCAAGCATTGATGTGCCTTGCCACAACCATTTACATGGAGTCTGCTCACGAGCCATACCAAGCACAAGTTGCCGTAGGCTACGTTTTAATGAGACGTGCAGAGTTTAACCACAGAAACGTATGCTATGAGATGAAACGTCCCGCTCAGTTTAGTTGGTATGGATATGTAGAACCGCCTCAGATAATCCGACAGGAGTATAAAGATATAGCATATAAGGTGTTACATAGATTAGAAATAGATTATAGTTATGGTGCAACAAACTTTCATGACACAAGTATTAAGAAACCAAAGTCGTGGTATAATTTAAAACCTGTGGTGAAATGGTCGAATTTAATATTTTATAAACGGGATACAACGAGGCTGGCGGAGAAGTAAAATGAGCGAACTTAAGAAACAACCATACGCATGGGCAACAGAAGAATTTAATGTCAATGGTGAACTTGTATGGTCATCGATAACACAATTCCGCCCTAAAGAATTATCGTGGATAAGAGACTTACCCAATAAAAAACATCACCTCATTATCACACCTCTATATAAAAACGAGGGTGAGGCAGAAAAGATTACAGGTGTTAAGAGTTATAAAGAATCAACAAAAAGATTATCAGAAGCTTACGGAGGATTATAATGGATAAAGAAAAAGTATTTTGGACGGCTACATGTTTTATAGTAGGAATACTATTTGGAATATTAATTTCAACCTACAACACAACACAAAAGAAATATAAGATGAACCTTAAATGTGTGCAAGGAGAGTTGTATGAAGAGATCAGAACGAACATGTTTATTAAATCACACCTTGAATGTTTTGAACAAAGAACCTTTTAAATGCTTGACGCAATTAGATTAGTGTGGGCAATCTTGACAGCATATGTATCAACACCCGATACACCTAAAGAACCACCATGTCAACCCAATCAACAATGCGAGATTAAGAAATGATTGTTTATAAAATAATTGATTTGTTTGGAGTTAGAAAAAGATTCTGCAGAAGAAGAACATCAGATAAAAACAAAAGATTATATTCTAAAAAATTTAGGCGTCTATGGTTTTGGCATGAGGATAATTGGAATAGGAGACACGGAGAATGATACCTTTTAGTTATGCAATAGTGGACGATGAGGGTGAGGTTATACGCAAACATCGTTGGTCTGTCAAGGAAGCTAAGTGGTTTACAGAAAAGAATCCCCATGTTAAGGTAATAAAACTAGATAAACCAAAAGAAGTTAAAGAAGATTTATTTCAATTAGTAGGAGAGTGTTTGTTTTAATGGGCGCAAATAATAGAGCAAAATCTGATGAAGAACTCATCGCAATCGTTAATAAATATATGGAAGACCACCCTAACGCAGGGAGAACCCATATCACATTACACGCATATAATAATCAAGAGCGAATAAGAGAGTTAGACAGAAAAGGTTTAATCAAATTACCTCCCGCACAAAAAAGAGGTATTGCATGGCGTAGGTATTTTTATATACAGTCACAAGACAGAGAAGTTATTAGATGAATGATGAAGCAGATGTAGCAAATGATTTAATGCAACACGCTATCGATGTTGGTATAAGGAACGCGCATGATAAAATCAAAAAACCTTCTAATCAAACAGGGCACTGTATATGGTGTGAAGAACCGATTAAGGATGACAGACGTTGGTGTTCGATTGAATGCCGAAATGAATTTGAAAGCTATCAGAAGAAAAAGGAGAATTGATATGAGTAACACAAGTAACTTTGATCCAAATGCAAGAATAGCAATAAAAGAATTTGAAGCATGGCAAATGAAAGTCTTTGCAAAAAATGCTAAGAAAGGTTGGAGATTTTTTCAACCCGATGCCTTTGATAAACCCACACCCCGTTCAGCTAAAGAGGCATGGGGAGCACCATATAAACGTGATGACTTTGAAAGAAAAGAAGAAAGAAATCAGAAAATAATGATTGGCGTAGTGTTTGTAATTCTGATATTATTATCGATATTGTAAAGGTTATGGGGGAATGATTGGACTTCTGTTGTCAAAGTCTGAAGAGCTCGGTAGCAATCCCAATCTAAGTACCCCACCAAAACAACGGGCGAAAGCACTTTATATGTTTAAATTCGTGATGGTATTTTTGCATTTTATAATCCGCGAGTAGCCCACCAAATTCCTACAATGCAAGTAGGGTGACCTAAAGCCTCCTCTTTAGTCACGTCAACAATACGGCACCGCTATCTGTCGTTTGCATAAGATAGCACCAATTTAAAAACGCGAAAGGCGCAAATGCAATTAGTCACACTAGACTTCGAGACCTACTACGATGTAGGTTTTTCTCTTTCCGGATTAACAACAGAGGAGTATATACGAGATGATAGATTTCAAGTTATTGGAGTCGGCATTAAAATTGCTGAGGGTGAAACATACTGGTATACAGGCGATAACGTTCGAGAAGAACTTAATAAAATTGACTGGAAGGACTCTGCGCTCCTCTGCCATAATACTCAGTTTGACGGTGGCATTCTGTCTTTTAGGTATGGTATTGTTCCTAGCCTATACCTTGATACTTTGTCTATGGCTCGTGCTATTCACGGTGTCGATGCCGGTGGAAGCCTCGCTTATTTGGTTGAGAAATATAATCTTGGCGTTAAAGGTACCGAAGTCATTGATGCCAAGGGCAAAAGATTAGAGCACTTTGGGTCTGCCGACCTTAAACAATACGGTGAGTATTGTAAGAACGATGTAGAACTCACCTATAAACTATTCCAAATCTTTGCCCCACAATTTCCTGAATCAGAAATAAAACTTATTGACTTAACATTACGCATGTATACAGAGCCAGTCTTAGAAGTCGACGACGGGTTACTACAAGCTAGGTTAGAAGAAGTACAACAAGAAAAATCTGAGTTATTAAAAGGACTCATGATTAAATTACAGTGTGACACGGAAGAATGTGTACGAGGTAAGCTCGCAAGTAACAAACAGTTTGCCGAGATATTAACAGAATTGGGCGTTGTGGTGCCTACTAAAATATCTCCTGCCACTGGAAAAGATACGTTTGCTTTAGCTAAAGGCGACCAAGGCTTTTTAGATTTATGCGAACATGAAGATCCCTTCATTCAAGAACTATGTCGCGTTAGGTTAGGCACTAAGTCAACCATAGAAGAATCCCGTATCGAAAGGTTCATCGGAATTGGCGCTAGGAATAAAGGTAAGCTACCTATTCCATTAAAGTATTATGGCGCTCATACAGGACGATGGGCAGGATCAGATAAGGTTAACTTCCAAAACTTACCGGCACGAGATAAGAAAAAGAAAGCCCTCAAGAATGCTGTCATCCCACCCGAAGGACATCAAGTCATTAATTGTGACTCATCACAAATTGAAGCAAGGGTACTTGTATGGTTAGCAGGGCAAGACGATGTGGTTCAATGGTACAAAGAAGGTCGAGATGTATACTCAGAATTTGCATCTAAAGTCTATGGAAGAACAATCACTAAAGCAGACAAGACAGAACGCGCTGTAGGTAAGACCTGTATCCTAGGTTTAGGGTACGGTACTGGATGGGCGAAGCTCAAACAAACATTAAAAATATCGGCAGGTGTGGATATGGATGATCAGGAATGCCAACGCCTTGTCAAAGTTTATCGGGAAGTTAATAATAAAGTTATTGATCTATGGAAGACCTGCGACGATGCATTACAAGCCATAGCTAACTGGACACATAAGTCAGAGCCTTATTATTTAGATCATCATAAAGCTTTGTGGGTACATAAAGACGGTATCAGGTTACCTAACGGACTTAATATTTATTACCCCGGACTTACATGGGATACATCAGAAGCTAAGTCTAAATTTGTATATAAGTCAAGACGTGGATTTAATAGCATTTGGGGTGGATCTGTGGTAGAGAATGTGGTTCAAGCGTTAGCTCGTATTATTGTAGGCGAACAGATGTTAGAGATTAATAAGAAATATAGACCTGTACTAACAGTACATGACGCGGTGGTTAACGTAGTACCAAACGAAGAAATTGATAGCGCAATGAAGTATATTACTGATACAATGTCTACTCCACCATCATGGGCATTGGGACTTCCAGTTGCTTGTGAGGCTCATCATGGTAATAGTTATGGTGATTGTTAATAGGAAATCAATATGAGTTGGGCTTTTGATACAGACAGAGTAAATAATTGGGCATATTACAACGGTGTATTTACACCTGAAGAATGTAAAAAAATTATAGAGTATGGAAAGTCTTTGAAACAAATAGACGCTAAGGTAGGCGGGGGAAATCATAAAGAAGAAGTTGATCCCAACATTAGAATAACTACTATTTCTTGGATAGAACCACAGCCCGAAATTAATTGGATGTATCGTAAATTAGTAGATGCCACACTAGGACTAAATAAAGAATACTTTAACTTTCAATTAAATGGCTTCTTTGAAAAGCTACAATTTACAGAATATAACGCGCCTGATGGTAATTATAGA